CAACGCCAACAGCGACCCAGCGGGAAGTGTGGTCGAAGTGCCGAACCCGTCAACGTGGAACGTTCCCGACTGACCCGAAATCGCCTGCACGTCAACGTCGAGCTTGAACCCGGTGCCGGTGGGGCGAACCCAGAAATAGCGGGTGAACCCCGAGGGCTGCGGTTGCGCCGCAATCGGCGCACCGTGACCCAGGCTGTTCGTGTTCGCCATCGACAGTTGCACGCCGCTGAAGATCCCCGGCAGCACAAGACCCGTACCGGTGGTCTCCACCGCGAAGTCAACCCACACATAGGTCACCGCGGGGATGGTTGCGGTGTAGCGGATCTGGCCGCTGATCGCCCACGAACCCGGTGAGCCGGGGATCCGGTAGAACATGTCGCCGGATCGTCCAAACCCGGCAGGGGAAGACCCCGTGTTCTGTCCCGCGATCGGACCCAGCGCAACCGTCGACTGCGACAGGTAAGTGTCCGTCGCCATCCCTGGCCAGTTCGCCGCCGACGTACCGTTGTCGACGGTCGTCACCGTTCCCGCACCAGGCGCAAACGACTCAGTCACCGTCTCCGGGGCAAAGGCCCACGGCGCACAGTTCAGCGTGACCTGATATGCCTGATGCTTGACCGACCCGCTGATCCAATCCAGGTCATCAATAGTCGCCCGCATCGACGACGCACGCACATCAAACACCGTCGACGCACCATCACCCGGAGGCGTGAACGTCAGATCGCCAGAGCCGCCGATGCGCGACGACAGGACCCGCTCGCCCGCCTGCAAGTCAGCAAACGTGTGACCACACACCGCGACCGTGAACGACAGGACCCGGTTGCCCCAGTGGTCGATCGCGACGTCGTCACCATCCAGCAGCAACGACTCCCGCACCGAACGGACACCCTCAGGCTCCCCAAGATCAAACCCAGCCGCATACGTCTCAAACCAAAACCCCGAAGCCGGCCGCCCGTGCGTAACCAGCGGCAGGCCAGAGAACGTCCACTCATGCAGTTGCGACATCAGTTCTTACCCGCATTCCTGCGAGCCGCAGAACGAGTCTGCCCCGCCATCGACTCAGTAGCCTTCGTCTCGCGCTCCTGCAGCTTCTCCATCCGCTCCATACGCCGCTCAAGCACCTTCTCGCGACGCTCAGCACGCTCAAGCTTCTCGTTCACAGCGCGCAGGTGCGCGTTAGCGGCAGCCTGCTCCTCACCGAACCGGGCAAACGCCGCGGCCTGGCCGGCGTCCTGCGCCTTCGCCTGCGTCGCGTTGAACTGCGCCTCAAACAACGCAAGCTCCGCGGCCGACTTGCCGGCGAACTCCGTGAGCAGCGCCAGGTTCCCGGTCTCGAGCAGCGCCTGCAACGCCCCACCATCCAGACCCTGACGCTTCAACCGCAACGTCAACTGAGCGAAGTTCGACGCTTCCTGCGCCTGCTCCTTCAACCCGGTAACGATCGACTCGAACGTGGCACCCTCGACACCGAACAGGTCGGAGCCGGAGAACTGCTGCGCGATGCCCTCGGACAGCGAGCGGGCGGCGTCGCGCAGTGAGTCGCGGAACTCCTTGGCGGCGTCGACTTCCTTCTCGACGGCCTCGCGACGCTTCTCCGCATCCCGCAGCGACGCACGCACCTCAGCAGCCCACGCACGGGTGACCGTCGACATGGGGCCGATCACCGAGCCAAACGGGTCGCCCGTGATGGACTCGACCTCGCCGCCGTTCGCGTAACCCTTGGCGTAAGTGTGAGAGACCAGCCCACCGTTCGCGAGCATCATCGCGTTCATCCGGTGCAGCGTGTCCACGCCGTACTTCTCGACAGCCGCAGCCTTGATCACGTACTCGCCGTTAGACAAGTAGGCCGGGATGTCGTCCGAAGTGCCCGTACCCGGTCCGGTGACATAGCCACCGGTCGCAATGTGCGGCAGATTCTGCCGGACGGTCTGCATGACCGTCTTGATGTAAGTGGTGGCCGTCTTGCCGTTAAGGGCACTCAGCTTGCCGGAGATGCTGTTGATCGGCCCGGAAGCAAGATCCTTCAACGCGGCAGTCGGGTTCGCCCGCGCCTTGTCCAGCCAGTTGATGTCTGCCTTCGTCAGACCGAACGCCTTAATGAACGCCAGGTTGTTCAGGTCAGCCTTCGGGTTCGCGGTCAGGAAGTTCAACGCCTTAACCCGACGCTGCACCTCAGCCGACGCGTTCTTGAACCGGCCGTCGTCCAGCTCCACCTTCGGCTTAGCCTTCATGCCACCAAGCAGACCCAGTTGGCGAGCCAGCGACCGAGCCGCCCTCTCGCCCATCCCCATCGACTCAGCCGCCTGCAAGAACTCCTGCCGCGCCCCCGCCAGGAACGTCTTCCGCTGCGGACCAGCCCTCAGAGTCTCCGCGACCTGCAGCGCCGACGACGCGATCGCGTCCAGCGCGGCATTGTTCGCACGGCCCTTCTCGGTGTTGTCGTCGAGCGTCTTCCCGTTGTCCTTCAAAGACTGTGTGGCGGCGTCGATGGCCTCCTGGTAGGCGCGCATGTTCGCGCGGCCCGCCAGCACATCGTTCACATCCAGCAGCGCTTCCTTGAACTCGTTGGCAGCCGAGGTGCCGTCAGAGAACGCACCCAACAGATCCTTCAGACCGCCACCGGGACGGATCCGCCCCGAGATCGCCTCAAGGTCGTTGAACGCATCAAACGCCTTCTGCGACTCAGTCGTAAGACCAGGCAGGATCGTGCCGCCCAAGAACTCCAACGCGTTCCCGGTCCCACCCGACGACGCCGCAAGCTTGTCGAACACCTCCGACGCGTACTCGCCAGCAGACCCGTTCTTGTACAGATCCTCAGCGAGCTTCTGCACGTCGATGCCGAGATCCTGCGCGTACTTCCCGACGTTCGAGCCCTGCAGAGTGGTCGCCAGGTCGCCGATAGACCGCGACGTCTCATCGAGCACTTCGTTCGACCGGCTGATGCTGTCGACGGTGTCCAGCGCATCGAAGATGGTCAGGATGCCCGCCGCAGCGATCGGGCCGCGGAGGGCCAGCGCGCTGAGCTTGCTCGAGAACCCCGCCATGCCCGCTGCACCCGAAGCGCCGAGAAGCACCGCGGCGCGGTTCAACGCGGTCAGCGCAGCCACCGTCGCCAGCAGCGGCGTACCGATCGGCGAGTCAGCCAAGGTAGCGAGCGCGTTCGCGAACTTCGTGATGATCGACAACACCGGACCACCAAGCGGAGCCGCCGCGTCCACAATCTGCACCAGGGCGTTCCCGATCGCCTTACCCGCAGCAGCGACCTGAGGGCCACTCTCGCGGATGTAGTCGATGAACTCCTGGAAACCCTCAGTCTGGTCGAGCCCGGACGCCCACTCGTCGAACCCCTTAGCGGCGTCCTGCAACCATCCCGCAAAGTCGTTATTCAGCGGCTGGAACGCCATCCACAGCTCAGCGAACCCATGCGCCACCGAACCCACAGCCGACCCCAACGTCGACAGCGCACCCGGAGCCTCCGCCTCGATGAACCGGAAGAACTCCGCCCACTTCGGGCCAGTGATCGACTCAGCAGCATCGGACGCCAGATCGCCCATTGCCTCACCGAGAGTGCCGAACAGCGACGTCACCCGAGGCAACGCACCCTCGAAGGAATCCAGCGCCTCAACCATGCCAGGGAACAGGCCAGCGGCGGCGGAGTCGCGGACCTCACGCAGCGCCGGCCCCATGGTGATGAGCTCGCGGACGAAGTCGCGCGCAGGGCCGCCGATCTGCTCCATCGCCGCGTGGGCGGCTTGGATGTTCGCGGTCGTCGGCTCGAGCTGCGCCTTACGCATCGTGTCGAGCGCGTCACCGACACCCTGGAACGCCACGATCGCCGACGCGCCACCAGCAGCAGCGAACCCGAACGCAGACGCCAGCCCTGTGATCGCCGGGACCGCGACAGCACCGATCGGGACCAGTGCCGGGCCGAGGGTGACCGCTACGTCAGCGAGCAGACGCAGGCGGCCAGAGAACTGGTCGATGTCGGCGGCGCTGCGCTTCGTCGAGGTGCCCAGCGTGTTAACGCTCTGGGCGGTCTCAGCGAGGCCGCGGTTCGTGTCGACGTTCGTTCCGTCGATGTCGTCAAGCTGCCGTTTGAACAACGCGGCAGCCGCAGCCATCTTCGCGACAGGAGTGGTGAAGTCGTCAACCGCACTAATGCGAACCGACTCATTACGAGTGGCCAAGCGACTCACCTCCAAGTTGTGTTAGTGGTTTCGGTGACAAACGAACAGGGCGCGACTTCGCCCGCCGCTCAGCAACCTCAGCCTCAGACAGCCGCTTCACAAACAATCGGCGCCCATCCTCCGGATGCGGTGTCGTAGCCGGGGCCTTATCGCCGCGGGCCTTCGCCGCCGCCTGGTCCGCCTCGCCCTGCACGCGAACGAACCGGTCGACGCCGGCACACACCGGGCAGGTGCGGAACTCCGGCTGAAAGAAGTTGGAGCGGTCCTGGGTCAGCGACTCGTGGTAGCCACAGCCACAGATCCCGGACTCATATACACCGAGCGCGAGGAGTTCGGCGCGGTCCTCATCGGACCACTCCGGCTCGGTTTCAGAGACAATCTCCCACGCGTCACTTAGGGGGCAGGGGTTGCCGTCTCGGTCGTACCCTCGCTGGAAGCTGCGAGGCTCCCACCCGTGGAGCCGGCGGGGACTGACGGCGAGTTCGCGGGCGAGCCGGAGCCGTTCAACGTGCGCAGGCTGGCCGACAAGCCGCTGCGCCATTGCCGAAAATCCAGGCGGCTCTCATGCATAGCCACAACCGCCGTAGCGATCTGCTTCAAATCCGGAGAACCAAGACGCGGCGACAGATGCTCAACCCAGTCGCCCTCAGCCAAAGGTTCACCGTTCCAGGTGTAGGCGTAGCGGCCCAGGTCGTCGATCAGAGCATCCGCGTTGCAGATCCCGAACGTGACCTCTTGGTCGCGAGGATGACCAGGCTTCCCCTCATCACGCGCAGGGTTCTCGTTCACCCAACGCCGCCAATCACCATCCGTGATCGCGCGAACCCGAAGCTCACCCTCAGCGTCGCCCATCTCCTGAAGCAGCACCTCGAGCCGCGCCTCAATCTCCGCAGCGCGCGGGTCCTTGCCCTCACCCTGACGCTTCGGCCGACCATCCGGCTCATCATCACCAGCGTCAACCGACCGCGGCGGCATAGGGAGCGCAGACAGCTCCTCAGTGAGCGACTGCACCTCAGCCACCAGATGCGGCGCCAGGCACACAGTCACCGAACGCTCCGGACGCTTCGTAGGCGCCGAACGCAGATCCGCAAGAGAGCGCGTCATCGCTTGGCCTCCGTGGCAGCGATACCGCCGCCATCAGAGACATACACCCAGGCGCCGGGACCGAACGAGATAGCCGTCCCACGCCCACCCTCACGGATGATGTGCAAGCTGCCGCCCTCGTCGGCATGCCAACGACAAGACGGGAACGTGACGCGATCCGCAGCGCCCGCCCCCAAATCAAGAGGCTCAGTCAGAAGAACAGTGGTGTTCATAGTGGTATGTCCCTGGGTAGTGGTGGTGGTAGTGAAACCGCCGCCGCGCCACGCAGAATGGGGCGCGGCGGCGGTCGTAAATCAAGCTGCGATCTCGACGTCCTCCACCGGAGGCTCCATCGCCACAACAGCCTGAGTAATGGAGTACTCGTCAAATTCGCCGTCGCCCGTCTGGGTCTTGTTCTGCGGGCCAAGCCGCACATGCCAAACGTCAACCTTCTGAGCAGCCGCGTAGGCGGTGTCCTGCGCGTTCAGTCCACGACGAACCACCAGGTACACCTCGGAACCCTCGGTGAGCGCGTTACGCGCGTCGTTGTTCTCGTGGGTAAGGTCTTCCTGCGGGTCATACGTGTACTGCAGGTCGGTGACCTCGTAGGTGGTCTGGCCGAAGTTCTGCAGCACCGACGTGGTGCAGAGCCGGCGCGGCGCCTCACCCTTGTTGGTCGTCGACGTACCCACACCACCGCTGTACAGGTAGCAGGACACGTTCACCGACGTAGCGGCGTTGATGTCGGTCGCCAGCGAGGGCGCCTCCGGGTTCGCGATCGTCTGAACCACAACAACACTGGTGTTTCCGTACACCTGCGTAGCTTCTGGGAAAAACACTGTCATCTGAATCAGGCCTCCTTGGCCGTGTCAGTGGCGGCCACGGCGGCTGCCTGCTTCTCGGCTGCCTTCTTGGCAACCGAAGTCTTGGGCTTACGCCGACGCCCACCCTCACGGGTAGACAAACGGGGCTGCCCGTCACCGCGGAGCGCGGATTCGTCCAGCACGTCCAGGCCGTGCTTCTCAGCGAACACGCGACCGACGTTCTTCTCGACGCCATCAAGGCGCACTCGTACAAGGTCAGCCATTGCGGCTCCTTCTGTGAGATGGAAATGCGGTAGACTCAGTGACGCGATGGCCTACGCGGGGACTTCCCGAACTGGCCGGCGGATGCCCCCTACCGCTTGAAACAAGGTGCGGGGACGAGCGGCGACCTTCGGGTCGCCGTTCGGGTTTAGTGGGCGTAGGTGTAGAACGCGACGGCGGTGTAGAGGCCCTCGTCGTACAAGGGCGCCTGATCTGACTCGAACTGGATCGGCGTTGTGCTCGTGCCGTCCACCGTCAAACGGTTCTCGTTCAGCGCCACGGCTGCCTTCAACAGCGCCCAGCGCACCTCATCGACAGTGCGGCCGTTCGCGCGCACAGCGAGACGCCAGCCAGTCATGCCAGCTTGCGCGGTGCTGCGCAGGTTCGGGTTGTAGCGCCGCTCAAGCGAGACGACAACGTAGATGTTCGGCTGCGTACCGGTGTTGCCGTTGGCGCCGGGCACCTCGTCGTAGTCGTAGACGCGCGTGTCGGAGGTGCCCGGGATCGGGCCTAGCTCGGCGGCGATCGCCGCCTTGATCGCCGTCGCATAAGCGCGGGAATCCAGGACGCGGCTCACCAGAACAACCCGTCGAGCGTGTCGCCGATGTCCTTAGCGAACTTCGGCCCCTGAATGTCCGCAGACCTAGGAAGATCCGTGTTAGGCGGGCCATGACGGTAGCCGGCACCGACAGGCGTACCGCCAGCGTGGGGGCCGTACTCGCCCTCGAGGGGTGACAGCATCTCCGAGGTGATGCGCTTGTAATAGTGCTTGCCGTGAGGACCGGCCGAGCCGATCGCGAAGTTCTGCGCCAACCTGTAGCCCTGTTCCGTGTTGCGGCGGACCACCTTCGCGAACTTCGGCTTCGCAGACCTGCCAATGCGCGACAGGTCGGCCGCCAGGTCGCCGATGGTGTGCTGAACGCGAATCGTGGCCATCAGAACTCGCTCCAGTCGTGCGGCTCCCACGTCGCCTCGGCCTTGGCGAGTTCGGCGCCGAGGACCTTCGCGGCGTCCACCATCAACCGCAGCCGGCCAGTGAAGCTTTCGTCATCGAAAGCGAGAGTCACGTCCATCAGGACCACTCACTCGGACGGGTAGCTTCCACAATCGGCACCCGACGCGCCGTCTTCTGGTCATACCGAACCGCGGCAACAACCCGGAACACGTCGCCAGCCCACTCACCAGACGTGACCTCAATGAAGTCGTCGTCCGCAAGATCCGTCGTATCCGCCGGCATGTGCCCGATCCCCGTAGCAGTCTCAAACGTGACACCACCGATCGTGACTGACCGCGAACCGCCGTCACTTGAAGATGCGCCGTCGCTGCGGAACGGCAGTCCGGTGTACACGGCTTCCCACTCGGGAGCTTCCTCGCCCGTGGTCTCGTTCTGCACGGTCAGGCCCGTCTTCCGGCGAACCGTGACCGTCGACAGCATCCGAGCCTCAGCCTCAGCCCGCAGGAACGGCAGCTCCGCATCAATCGCAGACTGAAGCGTCATGCCCACGAATCCAACGTCAGCTCATCCGGCTCAAAATCAGGGCGCGTAGAAAACGCCCCCGACTCCGTACCCAACAGGTTCCACCACTCATCGCTAATGTCACCCGACGTAATCGAGTTCTCATAACGACGAGTCACAGACCCGTCATCAACAGCAACCGTGATCGACGACTCAAGCGTTCCGTGCCGCCGAACCTTCGCCGCAACAGCCTCAACCTCGACATACCTCACAACGTCCTGGTCGAGCTCAGCAACATCACCCAGACGCGCGGTAATGAACATCTCCACACCAGTCAGCCACCACTCAATCTGTGACTGCTCAGCAGGATCAGAGATGGGGCGGCCGAGTGCCACAGCCACGTCTTCATAGGTCGCGACAGACATGCCGACCGCCCCTCTCCGCTACTTACTGGACTTCTTGGCGGCAGCCTTCTTCGGCTCCACCTTGGGCTCCGAGGACACAGCCTTCACAGGCGTACCGCCCTCGCGCTTGATCTGCTCATCACGCGCAGCAACCAGCTCCGGTGCAATGCTGATCGGCTCACGCGAACCGGAGATGTCGACGTCGTTGGCCTTCGCCTCGCGGTCGCGAATCTCCTCGAGCTCAGGGGCGATCGTGAACGGATCCCGCTGAACAACCGGCTTAACACCAGGCGCCAGATACTGAACCGTCTTGACCTCCCCCTCCGCCTTCGGGGTCTTCTCGCGGGCCGACGCCATCACGCAGCGTTGATGTAGGTAACGAACGCGTCGACGTCGTTGACCAGGAAGCCGTACTCGGCCTCCGCGCGGACCGCGAGCAGGTTCCGCTCCCACAGCGACACGAGCGCGCCGTTGATGGTCACGCTGGTCTCGGTGGAGACGTCGTAGTTGATGCCGCCCACGGTGCCCCACGCGACCTGCGACCAGTCGCCGCCGTAACCGACGATGGAGGCGCCATCGCTGACACCCTCACCGATGAACGCGGGACGACCCAGGATGCGGCCGGCCTGCACAGAAGCAGCGGTCTCAACGGTCGGGGAGTCCACGAACAGCGGACGACCCGTGGTGTCAACAGCAGCGTTGAACAGCGGCTCAGCGGTCACGTCGAACGCGAACCCGGTGAGGCGCTTCCCGTCAGCGACCAGCGCCGCGAGACCCGAGTTGATGTCGGCGTAAACCGAACCCGCGGCAGCCGCGGCGGTACCGATCTCGATGTCGGTCTGCGTGGTCTGGTCGATGTAGGTGGTGAAGGGGGTGTTGGTGCCGTGCAGCGCAGCGGAGTCGAACGCGATCGCGAACGCCTCGGCGAGCTGCGGGCGGAGCAGGTCAACATAGCCGCCCGGGTTGGCACGCACGACCTCAGCGGAAACCACGGCGATCGCCGCAAGCTTCTTCGGGGTCATGGTCTTCAGAGCCATCGTGCCCTGCGTGGCAGGCTTCACGCCGGCCTCGGCAACCCAGCCCGCGGTGGGCTTGGTCGACACGACCGGGATCTCAACACCGTTCGCGCCAAGCGGCACACGACGGCCGAGCTGCTGAACCACAGAGGTCCGCATAGCCTGCTCGAAGATGGGGCCAGACTGGTCGGCGTTCAGGAACCCCGAAAAGCCGGACGTGGTAGTTGCGGCGGTAATCGCCATTGTGTCCTCCTGGACAGGTCAGTTCGCGCCAACGGCGCGTGCGAGTGCATCAGTGAGTGCGTCGGAGTTCAGCGCGGGCGCACTCTGGGCGCCCTGCGTCAGATCCGGCTTCGGTGCTGTAGACGTCTGAGTCGCACGCTCGGACCACAAACCCGCCTGCTGCCGCATCGTCGCCTCATCAGGCGCGGTGAGAATCAGCTCAGCGTTCTCGGTGATTCCGTGCTCGGCTGCGATCCGATACCGCATCGCCTCGAGGCCGGCCTTCGCGGCAGCCTCCTGCGCCTCCTGAGCAAGCTTCTGCGCCTTCTCCAGGTCGGACAGGTTGGCGGCTTCGATCTTGTCCAGCCGCGCCTTCAACTCGGCAGCCTGACGCTCGGCAGCAGTACGCGCCTCACGTTCGGCCTTCAGAGCCTTCTTGCCACCCTCACCCAACGACTCGTCGACGTCGGCAGGGTCGCCCTGCTTGACTTCGGCGGCCGTGGCCTCGATCGGCTTGTCGGCATCCTTAAGCATCTGCGCAGCCGCCTCGATCGGGTCACCGGCCGGGGCGTTGTTGTTGGACTCAGACATGACAGTTCCTCCATCGCGGAGACAGCCCGTCGACCTCGCGTCGTCGGGAAGAAAAGGGGGTGGCTAGCGGATGTAGCCGTAGCGGCGGAGCAGTTCGACCGCTTCAAGTCGGTCAGAGGCGAGCCGGTAGATACCAGCGGGTGTCGGTCGGCCGCCGCGAGTGATCGCGTGCCCAGCCTCGAGCAGACCCGCCTTCTTCGATCGGACGTTCACGACCTGCCCGAGATCTGCACCATCGGCAAGAGCGTTCATGTCGGCCTTGGAGAGCCCGGTGACTTGGCCGTCCTCCACCAACTGTTCTGGCGACTGCCGCAACGGGCTGGCGATAGTGGTGGGGATCATCGAGCAGTCACAGTTCGGGTGCCGCAGAAACCCCTCGGAGTAGCGGTACACGCGGCCGGCGAGAATCGCGCACCGGGAGCAGCACGGCGGGGACACGAACCGGACGTGCCAGATGTCCTCCCGGACAGCCACAGACACACTCTCAGCGGCCCTAGCGGCATCCGTGACAATGGAGTCGACCATCCGGTCGAACTCGAAGTCCGTGTCAACCTGCTCGAGCATCCGCGCCAGGTCCGCGGGCGCTGTCGTGAACGACAGAACGTTCAGCAACGCGTCAGCGACGGACTCGATCTGTTGTTCGTCGAGCATCTGAGCCACTGCAGATTGCGCTTGATACGCCTGCGTCACTTGATGCGCAGCGACCACACCAGCAACCGCAGCGGTGCCCTGCTTGCGGACCTTGCGGGCCTCACGAACCGCCCGAGCGGCGATCAGAGCCGACAGGTTGTAATGCCTACGCGCCGATTGCAGGGTTCGTGGCATCGTCAGTCACGCCCTGGATAATCGCGTTCGTGATCGGGTCAAGCGCCTCAGCGTCGAAGTAGGCGCGCTCCTTGGCCTTTCGCGCCTCAGTCCAACCGAGCTCGTCCCAATACCCTTCGCGGGACAGCACGCCGGCCGCACGACGCTTCGCCAACGCATCCTCGCGCTGCGAAACAGTCGGGGTGGCCGGGTCGAACCAGTCGACACGGACCCGGTTGCCAGGCACCCAATCACCAGTTGCGAACCGCAACGCCAACGCGCCCGCCCAGCCGAGGGTGGTACCAACCTGCTCGTTCTGTGCCTCCACACCACGCACAAGCTGCGCCTCGTCGGCACGAATGGCGCCCTCAGTGGGAGGGTTCGTCGACGTGATCCCGAAGTACCGGGCAGGGAACCCGGTAACGATCGACGCCTGCTTGCCGTACACGTTCAGCGACGTCTCAAAGTTCTTCAGATCCGCAGCGTCGAGCTGCCCGACCTTCGAGTTCTCCTTGGCGAGCATGTGGATCGCATCGAAGTACGCCTCGAACTGCGGGATCGGCTGCCCATCAGAGTCAATGAAGTCACCGCGAGACACACCAGTCATGTACATGCGCGGGATACCGTGCGCCTCCTGCGCAAACTGCAGGTTCGTCAACGACCGCGCAGCCGAATCAACCAGGCCGATCAGGTCCGACATCTGCGACTCACCAATCCAGCCGCCCGACATCCGCCGGTTCAGGTGCATCACCACAGGGACCGCACCCAGATTGTGCTTGTCGCGGTCAACCTCAGCCCACTTACCGCCCGCGCCCTTCTGAACCCAAATGGTCTGCTCAGGCAGATACAAAGTCAGGTGAGTCGGACCAGGGTCGGTCTCAGTAGTGCCATAGAACCGGCCCGCCGCCAACATCTCCTCGCGACGCACATCAACCAACGCCACCATCTCGCGCGGCGACTCAACCCGCACCAACGGCAACTCAGTGTCCCGCTCATTCGTGCCCACCGACAGGAACGAACGCCCGTAAATCATCCGGTCACGGTTGAACATCGCCACATGCGACGACAGGTTGTTCGCATCCCAAATCGCACGCAGACGCGGGTCAGCAGTCTCCTCACCAGGCAGAATCAACGAACGAACCTGCTGACGATCATTGATCGTGTCAACCTGAGTGCGACACCAGTTCGTGATAACAAGGAACTGCCGCATCGCAGGCGGAATCGCCATACCAAGCTGCTCAAGACGCTGCTGCCCCAAGTAATAACGCAACATCAGCTCGTCATTACTGGCATTGTCGTCCCGAGCCCGCATCAGCCGGTCGATCAGGTCCACCTCGGAGGGTGTGAGTGCCACAAGTCCTCCTAGTGGGCTATCGAGGCAGTCGGAAATACGCAGGGCCCGCCTCAGCGCCCCAGCCAGCAGCCAGAGCGTCCGCGCGAGCCTCAGTAGCGAGAGCGTCACCGACAACAGAGTCGATCTTGCGAGAAGAGTTCGGATGTTCCTTACGAACGAGGCGGAGCTGGCCCCTACGAGCCACATACACGTTGCCGTAATGCTCAGCCGCCACCGGGTCGTCGTCGTGCCAGATCTCGCCGACCATCAACCCCGTATGCAACCGATCAAGAGCCGCCGCCATCGCCGTATGCCGGCTAGTCGGCCACCCAACAACCTTCTCCTCGCCCAATTCAGCAGCCAGCGTGTCAATGTCGCTGCGCCACTCATGCGGGTCGTAGTAACCCCGCACAACGTCATACATTTCGTGCGTCTGACGGATCGCAGCAAGCACCTCAAGACGAGGAACCTCCCACCCAATCCCAGCCGGCCCCTCAGGCTTCGCCCAAGTACCAATCCGAAACAGGTAGCCATCCGACATCCGACAACCCCGCAGCACCGTCGAGTCGTCATTCAGAGACCCATCGAAACCGAGCGCGATCGCCTCACCCAACGCCACCACATCAGCCTTGGTCTGACGTTCGTGAATGTCCTTCGCGATCCACGCGTCCTGACCCGACATCGGCCGGTTCAAGAAGTACCGCGCAGCCGTCTCCACATCAGGGCACGACCGCGGATCACGCATCTCCCGATAGATCCGCCCCAAGTCCATCCACTCAGCAGCAGCGCCATACACCTGCTTGAGTTGACGCATCGTGTGCGCCTCATCCTCGAGGTCGATCTTGCCTTTGGCCTCGCGGTGATCGACGTACACGCTCGGAGACAACTCGCCTTTACGCCAAGCAGTCAGCGTCTCCTCAAAGATCGACTGCTCACCCGGCCGATACGCCGTCGACGTCTGCAACAACCACGGCTCAGCAAGCTTCCGCTTACCCAGGTTCCGGCGGACCGTCCCATACATCGCCTTGAGCTCGCGCAGCACGTACAGGTGGGATTCGTCCGCAACCACGAACGTTTCCTTACCGCCATCCTTCGACGCGGACCCCGACGAACAGGCCCGAATCTCGCCACCGTGTGCCAGATACAGCGCCGTGGCTGACTGGTACTGGCGGGCACCCGTTGTCGCCGCGTAGATCTCCGGGCGGTGCTCCATACCCCAGTCATTCACGATGTATGCGACCACAGAGAACGCGGCCGTAGCCTGCGACTCCTCAGTGGCCAAACACTTGATCAGCGGCGACGTCACCGGCTTAGCGACCGGCTGCCCGTCCTCATCCCAATGGGAGAACCGCACCGGCGCATAAGCCTCAGCACAGACCAGCCAGCCGGCAACCTCAGTCTTCGCGCGCCCCTTCGGGCGACTCAACACCGCCTCGTCGTAAGCCTTCCGACCCGTCTCCGGATCGATCCGGTACAACTCAACGATGAAGTCGAACACCTCGTCGTCAATGACCACCGGGAACTCGCCCTGCAGATCACCAGGGCCGTAACAACAGTTCTCGAGGATCCAATCAACGACCCCGTACCCCAACGAACAAACATGGCCCTCAAACAGCGGGCCAGACCAGACCATCAGCGCGACTTAGCCGCGCGCGCCCGATCCAAACTCGAGACCTTGCCACCAACAAGCGACGGCTTCTGCGCACCACGAGGACCACGAAACTGCGGCCGCTTACCAGACACAGGATCAGGAAGACGAAGCGCCGCAAGAAGCTGCTTCATCAGATTCGCCGTCGCGTTCGCGTCCTTCAACACAGCCGAATCCATCGACTCCTGCAACCGCGAGTCCAAGAAGTCGCAGCGATCCTTCGCCCGACACGCTTCCTCAAGCTGAACCAACTGGCCGGCGTCAAGTTCGTGCTCGTCGACGATCGCAGACCACAGCATCAGCCCACCAGAACGCAGCCCATCCGGCGCGCTCACCGGGTCACCACGTCAGCCTCGAGCCGCATCGTCCGCGGCACCGCAAACAAACTCGGCTCAGACGCAGCAATCGCAACATCGCCAGCCACCCTCACACCACGCTCCGCCGCAGCCGCATCAAGCTCAGCCATCAAACGACGCGCAGCATTACGCACACCCTCACTGTCAGAAAACTCGCCCTCAACAAACAGGCGCTTCAACTGAGACATGGAATCCTCCTTCGGCATCGCGCCGGGACACAAACATCGCGTTATGCGTCTGGTGGTGTAACAAAACGAAACTCAGGGGTCCGA